ACGACATGTTCCAGCGCGCGCTGGTCGCCTTTCTCGATATCATCACCGCCGAAATCAGCCGCAAAGCCATCCCGGATCTGCTGATGCTCAACGGCATGACCGGGCAGGTGAACCTGGTGCATGGCGACGTCCAGCGCGGCGATCTGACCGAGCTGGGCACCTATCTGCTCGACAGCTTCCAGGCTGGCGTGCTGACCCCAGATGACGCCCTTGAGGCCCATGTGCGCGAGGAAGCGGGGCTTCCCGCCATGGACCAGGACGGCATGCGCGATCTCAACGATGGGACCGACAGCGCGGACGGGGAGAGCGAGGACGACGACGATCCGGCGGACGACGAGCCGAGAAATCCAGGGCGCGCCCAGGGTGCCGGCGGCGGTGCGGCGCCGCAGGCGGCGTCCAAAGTCCAGCCCCACACAACCGAGCGCCGTGGCTTCGGCAAGAACCATCCCAATCCGCGCCTCGCCAAGCGCGCCGCGGTGAAGAAGCGCCAGCCCCTGAAATGACCCACCGGCACGGCCCCAATTGCTGCGTGAAGGCCAGGCCCCGCGATCTGGCCAAGGCGCTGCCGGGGGCGGTATTGCGCCCGACCTGGCTGCGGCCGGTCGCCAAGGCAGGCCCCGAGGACGAGCCGGAATTCAAGTGGCTGCACGATATCGCCGACAGCGCGGCCCCAGAAGTCCGGCGACGATTCCTCGAAGCCATCAAATCCATCCGCGGCACGGTGAAGGAAGCCAAGCTGCGCGCTGCCCTGGAAACCGGCAATGTCGACGCCGTCATGCGGGTGCTGGGGCTAGACCGCGACCTGGGCGCAATCGAGCCCGGCCTGCTCAAGCCCCTCGAGGCAACGGTGCACGAGGCGGGCGCGGCGGCGCTGGACGCCACCCCAGCTATCGCAAACGCCACCCGGGGCGGCCAGCTCGCCTTGCGGTTCGACGCCGTCAACCCCCACACCGTCCAGTCCGTCCGCACCTATGGCTTCAACCTGATTCGCCAGGTGACCGATGACACCCGCGACGGCATCCGGGCCATCGTCTCCAATGCCCTGGAATTCGGCGGCCACCCGGCCGAGCAGGCGCGCCAGATTCGCAGCCTGATCGGGCTGACCGAGAACCAGGCCGACGCCGTGGCCAATTTCCGCCGGCTGCTGGTCTCCCGCGACCGTGGCGCGCTGGACCGGGCACTGCGGGACCGCCGCTTCGACGGCACCCTGCGCCGCGTCATCAGCGACCCAGCCGCGGATGCCCTGTCCGACGAGCAAATCGACCGGATGGTGGAGCGGTACGCCAGCCGGATGCTGGACTTCCGGGCCACAAATATCGCACGCACGGAATCCATAAATGCCGCGAGGCTCGGCACGCAGGGCGCGTGGGTGCAGGCGACGGAGAACGGGCTGCTGGTCCGCTCGAAGGTGCGCCAGGGCTGGATGGTGACGCCGGATGACCGGCTGTGCATCTATTGCGCCGAGGTGCCGCTGCTCAATCCCGAGGGCGTGCGGCTGGGCGAGCAATTCCAGACCGCCCTGGGGCCGGTCGATGGCCCGACGCTTCACCCGAACTGCTTCCCGGGTGACACGCTGGTGTCGTCATCTTCCGAGATTCGCGCAGTGACCTCGCGCTGGTACGATGGATATCTGGTCGTCTGTCGCACTTCCGGCGGCGATGAAATTTCCTGTACCCCCAACCACCCGATACTCACGGACCGAGGCTGGGTTGCTGCAAAATTGCTCACGGAAAGCGACAATCTCATCCGCAATAGCGGGAAGGATTGGCTCGTTTCGAGCGGTACGCACAACAAAAATGCTCCAGCCACGATCAAGGAAATAGCGAAATCGTTCGGGCGTGCGCGCCATGTGTCGGCCACCCCAGTGCCAGTTGCCGCCAAAGACTTCCACGGCGACGGGGAAGGCTCCAAGGTCGCAATTGTACGGACCAACGGCCTGCTGCGGCACAATCGGCATACCCCGATCTTCCAGAAGGGCAAGCAATTCGCGTTCGCCGCGCCCGACATTGCGCGTTCCATTTTTCGCCACGGTCGCCGCATTCTTGACGCGGGTTTCGAGACGCTTGGGAATTCCCTTGGTGGCGGCATGTGCACTGGCCACCTGCGCCTGGCGCTGGCCGATGGACATGCGGCTCCACTTGAGGGCTTCGGCCGCAGATCGCCCCCTCGGATCGATGCCGTTCTCCCTCAAAATCCGGTCGATGACGTTGCGCGCGATGTCGAACTTGCCCGCCATTTGCAGGACGGAGGCGCCGGACCTGTAGAGCGCCAAAAAATCGTCGAGATCAGGCGGAAACCATTTAGCGGACATGTCTACAACCTCGAAACTGCCGAGGGATGGTACAGGGCAAATGGGCTTGTCGTCCATAACTGCCGCTGCATCGTCTACCTGCTGGCTTTCTGACGCGCGTGGGCGCAGTCTCCGTCGCGTCGGCTAACCTCAAGGGGCGAGGCGGTCCGTCCTAGCCCAAGCGGTTCTCGATGCGCCGGCAAGGCTCCCGCAGGGGCCTATTGTTGATGTAAGGGCCGCTGGGCCGCCATTTCACTGGGGAGGGGATTGCCCATGATGAGCGCAGAGGAAGCCGAGATGCGCGGCATTGGCGCCGCACGCGGTATAGTGATCTTCTTGCTGCTGACCGCGCCGGTCGGTATCCTGATCGCCATCGGCCTGTTTTTCGCCATCTGAGGATCCCGCCATGACCCAGACCATCGCCGAAGCCCTGGACATTCTCGCCAAGAGCGATCTTGAAGGCCCCCCAACACTTCCCGTTGGTCAGGAAGAAAACAAACGCGACCGCAAGGCGCGCGAAAAGCGCAATGCCGAGCATGAAGCGACCACCACTCTGGTTGCGGAAGGCTTCAGTCTGGCAGCACGGATCGCCGTGGCGCTGGAAGAGATTGCCGAGCGCGGCCGCGAACCGAGGAACGGCTGATGCCCTGCACCGGCGACGTGTTCGGCGGGTACATTGGGCGCCGCTATCCGGTTGTGGGCGCGCGCCGTCCCAAGCCAAAGGCGTTCAAAGGCAGCAAAGCCGCGAAGAAGGCCAGCCGCCGTCGATAATACGGGAGGGCCCAGATGCGAGCAGCCGATAGGTTAATGACCCATGCGTCTGCCCAACGTTCTCTGGGGGTAACGCCGGGCACACTCACCCGACCCCACCCACCAGAATAAACCACCAGCGAAGCGCCAGCCCCCGGGAGCAATCCTGCTGCCCGGGGGCACCGCAGGCCCGCACACCCCAAACTTGCGCCGAAACTCAATCTGACCAGAAATGCTTGTCTCAGCGGCCCGACTTCAGCGCCGCCGCCACCAGCACCGCCTGCATCTCCTGCATGGTGTCCAGCGCCACCCGATACCTGCCGGTCGGAAAGACAATCTTGAGGGATTCGACTTTCTGCTGTAGGCCTTCGATCAGTTCGACGAAGGCGCGCTCTTCCTGATCGAGGTTCTCGAGGGCGAGTCGCGGCATCTCTCGGGGCTATCATGGCGCGGACCTTTGCTCAAATTCACAAGGTCGCAGATACCCTGGCGGCGCAGCCCGTCGACACCACCATCTCAGCAGCGACGCAGAACCCGCAGCTTTACGTCTACGGCCCGCCTGGCGCGCGCCGCGCACGCACCTACAGCCAGGTGATCGCTGAAGCCACAAACGGCGGCATCGACAGTTCGGCCAACCTGCACAATGGCGGCAAGCCCGGCCCGAACGGCCCCAAGGTCGAGGACCGCCAGGCGCCGGACTGGCGCGGCCACTATCTGGGGAAGGGCATTTTCGACCCCTTCGCCAAATTCGCGCCGGTCGAAGGCTCGCTATACGTCCACCGCCCCCTGACCAATGCCGCGGACCTGCACGCCTGGGCGGCCGGCGTCGGCATCCCGAATCTGGTCCCGCCCGAGGAAATGCACGTCACCCAGGTCTATTCCCGCGAGCCGGTCAGCCTGAATGTCATGGGCGGCGAGATCGAGGCAGAAGGCGGCCCGCGCTCCATCGCCCCCCTGGGCGACAAGGGCGCGGTGGTGCTGCATTTCGTCAGCCAGGATTTGCAGGACCGGCACGCAGATGCCATGGCCGCCGGCGCCAGCCACGACTGGCCGAAATTCCTGACCCATGTGACCCTCAGCTATGACGCGGGCGACACCGACCTGGCGGCGATCAACCCGCCCAGTTTCCCGCTGGTCTTCGGCCCCGAAATCCATGCGCCGATCAACGAGGGCTGGGCAGAGGACAAGGGATTTCGCACCATCGCCAAAGTCTCCAGCATCAGCGACGAGCTGGGCGTGGTCTTCGGCTGGGCCATCGTCTGCACCGAGAAGGGCAAGCCCTATTACGATCTCAACATCGACTGGGAGGGGCCCTATGCCGGCGAGCGGGTGCCCGAGCACATTCCCGAGCCCACCATGCTCAAGGCCTGCCTGGAATTCATGGACACCGCTGATCGGCCAGGCAACGAAATGCACGCCGGGCCAGAGCTGGGGAAATTCGTCTGCGCCTTCCCGCTGACGGCCGATATCGCCAAGGCCATGGGCATCACCAGCGAGAAAACCGGCCTGATGGTCGGCTACATGCCGCCGCCTGCCGTGCTGGCAAAGTTCAAGTCCGGGGAATATACGGGATTCTCCATCGAAGGATGGCGGACCGACTGCGAGGAGCACGACTAGGATGGCGAAGCGGATTATGACCGGGCTGAAGCTGGCGCGCATCGCCGCCGTGGACCGCCCCTGCCAGGAAGGCGCCTTGGCCGCTATCACCAAGGGCGCGCCCGACGGCATCGCCCCGGTCTATGTGCCATTCGCCAAGGGTGAGTCGCTGCCGATGCTGCCGGTCATCGAATACCTGAAGCGCGACTTCAGCGCCGACCAGCGAAAAGAAATGGCGTCCGCCGGCCAGGCGCTGCCCGACGGCAGCTTTCCGATCAAGGACCGCGGCGACCTGAAAAACGCCGTCCAGGCATTCGGCCGCGCGAAGAACCCCGCAAAGGCAAAGGCTCACATCACCGCCCGCGCCCGCGCCATGGATGCCACCAGCCTGCTGCCGTCCGACTGGAAGAGCAAATCTCTGGAATTGCTTGGCAATGTCACGCACGCCGAAGCACTGAAGGGCTTCGAGGACGTGGTCGAGGTCTTCATCGACGAGATGCGCGCCGTGGATTTCGACACGGAGATGGCCGAGCAGGAAGCCCGGGAATATGCGAACGGTCTGCTCTGCGAAGTGGACGAATCCGTGTGCGCCCTGCGCACCGTTTTCTGCGAGATCAACGAGGACGACACGGTCGCCGACAAGCCGAAGGCCTTGCAGGAATCCCTGGAGCAGTTTAAGGCGCATATTCAGGGAATCATCCCGGAGGGTCTCGAGAACGCCATCGTCAAGGCGGCCTTCGAGGAAGCGGGCTTCGAAATCCC